TAGTTATAACATATTTTTCGCCGCCCTTCCGGGGCGGTTTTCTTTTTGTCCGCTCAGCTCGCTCGGTTGCGGTCATGCGCTTTCCTTAGCTACGTTTGCAACCGGGCCGACCATGCGATGGTCGATGACAATCGCTTTCACCTGCTCGTAGTCCATCCCCATCTCTAGCAGCACACCGATTTGCCGTTGTCGCCTAGTAACGGCGGCGATTTCGTTAGAATTCATATAGTCGATTGCGGTTGCCTTTTTGGATGCGCTTCGTTCCTTGCGAAGCTGGGCGGCACTCTTTCCAATAGTGGATTTGTACGCAAGGTCGGTATACTTCTTGTAGGCCCACTTGCTGTTGTCCACTTCCCGGATAACATCGGTCAGTTCCCGCCGAATTGGTTTCAACTCGGTTCGGAGCATCTGCCGCTTATTGAGTTCCGATCTCATACGGTAGAACTGCCGGACGAGCTCCTTCTTGAACTGCCTCACCTGCTCCGTGTTTTTGAGGTAGGTCATAAGCAGGGTTGCCTGCTGTTCGTTGATGCGATAGGTTGTCGTGCTCTGCCCGGTCTTACTTTCTGGGGAAGCGTGGATTTCAAATCCAATCTTTCCAAACTCCTCAAAGTCATCCTTGTGGTTCCGGATTAATCTTGTTACTGTGTGGTGCTGTAATCCAGAGAACTCCGCGATAACCTCGGAAGTTGTGAACGGGATAGCGTCAATCTTGTTGGGTTCTAGAAAAACGAGATCATTCATTCGGCCTCTCTCCTCTCTAGCTCGCCTGGTTGCGGGTGGGCGGGCTTTGCTGCTGATTGATTTTAAAGGCTATGCCCTCTCCAAAGGCCAGCAGTTTTTCCTTGTCCAATTCGGTGAGATCGGGCATGATTTTTTCGAATGTGTCAAGGATTCTTTTTTCTTTCTCTGACATTTTATTCACCTCGCTTTTGTTGTTCTTCTATCAACAATTATAAGTCACAAAGGAACATCTGTCAAGCATTATTTTGTTGACAAAGGAACATTTTTGTGTTAGAGTTGAAATTGAAGGAAGGTGAAGCGATGGGCGAACGCATAAAAGAGCTGCGCAAAGCGCTAGGCCTTACGCAGCAAGAATTTGCAGAAAAACTGAGAATCAAGCGAAACACAATTGCAAAATATGAGACAAGACGCGGAGAGCCAATTGATGCTGTTATTTCCCTAATTTGCCGTGAGTTCAACGTCAACGAATCCTGGCTACGTACAGGTGAGGGAGAGATGTTTATCCAGTTGCCCAAGGAATACCAACTGTTAGAATGGGCTGGTAAGGCGCTCTCCAGTGACCCGGATTCTTTTAAAATAAGATTCGTTAAGATGTTGATGAGTTTAACAGAAGCGGAATGGGAACTGCTAGAGCGAAAGGCGCGAGAACTTGTTTCCGGAGATGACGTACATAAAAAAAGAGCTGATGGTTAAACCATCAGCTCAGGAATCCGTGAATCAGGTGATATATGCGCTTAACTTGTTCTGGGTTTGCTTCTTCAAGCATTTCATGAATAGCGTGTATGTAATTATTTTTCGGTATCGCGTCGCTATGAAAACCATCCGGCCCATTACTAAGTCTATACTTATCGTTGTTGGTCGTGCTCTGCTGCACCTGCATTCACAAGCCCCCTTTTTGTTATACCCACTTAAACGAACATTCGTTGCCCCCATTTTTCTATGCTGCTGAGATTACTTCTGATGAACTTATAAGAATATTATACTCATAACTTTCAATCTTTTCAACTTCATTAGTTACCTGTTTATGGCACATTATAAATAAGAAGGTATCTACGCAATCCCTTTAAGAGATCCTTAAAACCATATCGATGTTGATTGTGTTAAAATGCCAAAAAGAACATGCGTTCTCTGAGTAAAACCATTTTATCACACCGCAGGGTATATAGCAAATGGCAGATTCGACAAATCAATCCGGAAAAGTTCTCATGACAAAAGCGATAAAGTCCGTTCTATGGGACACAATACGGGCTATCATTGACAACTTCATAGAGAGCGGCTATAATAAAGACAAAGGGACACTGTCGACAGACGGTTAGCCCCCAAAAAGTTTTACGGAATGACCGCTTACTTTGTCAGGGTAGGGCGGTCATTTTCTTTTGCCCTGAAACAGGGCAACGATACCGATGATTACAAGGCAAAAGCTGAATAACGCTTCGTATGTAACCATATGGCATCACCTCCTCCCCTGGAGGGATGGAGGGCTAACCGCCTGCCGTTTGCGACAGTGTCCGCTGGTATTATAGCATATCCGGCAAATCTTTACAATAAAAAACCGCTCCGGCGTTTTCCCCTCCTTGTGGGGGTGAAGCGAAATAAAGAAATATAATTAAATCAGGAGGTGTTTTCTGTGAGTAATGTATTCGAAAGCATTCGCCATATAAGCCAATACCAAGTCGAATACTGGTCTGCAAGGGAATTGTATAAGGTGCTAGAATATACCGAATACGGAAAATTCAAACCGGTCATTCAAAAAGCAATGGAGGCGTGCGCCAATAGCGGAATCGAAGTTTTCAACCATTTCGCCCAGGTGAGCGAAATGATAAATATTGCAAACGGTGCAAAAAGAAAGGTTGAAAACTACCATTTGTCTAGATATGCTTGCTATCTGATCGTACAAAACGCTGATCCCAGCAAAGAGGTCGTTGCAACTGGACAAACTTACTTTGCCATCCAGACCAGAAAACAGGAACTCGCCGAAGAGTTTGATCGGCTTAATGAAGATGAGCGAAGGCTTCAACTTCGTTCTGAGATGAAGCACCATAACGTCCAACTAATGGATGCTGCCAAAGATGCCGGAGTGTCGACGACGTTAGACTATGCGATATTTCAAAATCATGGTTATATGGGGCTTTACGGTGGGATGGACGCAAAGGCAATCCACACGCATAAAGGGCTGAAGCCTAACGAAAAAATTCTTGATAACATGGGCAGCACAGAACTTGCAGCCAATCTGTTTCGTGCCACTCAAACAGAGGAAAAATTACGGCGTGAACATATTAACGGAAAACGTCAAGCAAACCAAACGCATTATGAGGTGGGGACAGTAGTCCGCAAAACGATTGAAGAATTGGGAGGAACTATGCCGGAAGATTTACCTAAACCCGACAAAAGCATACAACAATTAGAAAGGGATCGCAAAAAACTAAAATCCGGCGAATAAAAAAACCGCTCCGGCGCTGTAACACCGAAGCGGCAAGCAAATACCCATAAACCCTTGCAAAATTTATATGGCATTGCCTTGTCATGTTAACACAAAACCACCTGACAGGCAAGGCCTGGAAAGGTGCGTTATTTATGAAAAGAACAAATACTGCAAAATGGCTGCCAAAGTACAACCGATGGCAGATCAAGGTGCAAAAGGACGGCGAGCGCAGAACCTTCACCAGCTCCACACCAGGGCGCACCGGACAGCGCGAATGCAATGCCAAAGCTGATGCGTGGCTGGACGATTGCCTTGATCGTTCCAGGGAGCGCGTTGAATCTCTTTTTGCCGAATATGTCAACGATTTAAAGTCCAGAACGTCGAAAAGTCATTGGAACGGAGAAGAGTATCGGGGTCGAGTATGGATTAATCCGTACAAAGGGATGAAACGAATTTGCAACCTAAACGAACAAGATTTGCAGGACATTATAAATACAGCCTATTCGACTGGCCGCCTATCAAAAAAGAGCCTTTGCAACATACGCGCTACATTATCTGCATTTTTAAAATATTGCAGGAAAGTTCATGCAACGACACTTCGCCCTGAGCAAATGATTATACCAGCCGGAGCGCGTCCAGCGGATAAAAAGATTCTCCAACCCGCAGATTTAACAGTCTTATTTACTATTGACACAACTACATACTATGGCAAGCGTGTATTTGACCCGTATATTTACGCCTATCGGTTTTCGGCTTTGACGGGATTGCGCCCCGGCGAACTGATTGGCTTGCGAAAATCAGATATCGAGGGCCGCAATGTTAAAGTGCAGCGAGCTATAAATGTCCACGGCGAGCAAACCTATGGAAAAAACGAAAACGCCATCCGAGGGTTTGTTATGACAGATGTTGCTAACGATGTTTTGCTTCAACAGTTTCGCAAATTCGATGGATTAAATGTATTTCCAATATCGTCCGAAAGGCACTATCGTATGGCCTGGAAGCGATACTGTGAGGCAAACGGGATACCATATATCCCGCCGTACAATCTTCGGCATACGTTTGTGTCTATGGCTAAGAATTTGCCAGAGGGCGAAGTAAAATCGCTGGTCGGACATTCTAAGGACATGGACACGTTTGGTATTTATGGGCACGAAATTGAGGGAGAGGCAGAGAAAACTGCGCAACGGTTAAATGCAATTTTTCTTGACTTTTTGGCCGGTTAAGTAACCCACTTTTTAACCCACTTTTCTGTTTTGAACGCATATTTTTGAAATCGAAACATTAATGCGTATCGCGAAAAATGGCTTAAACATGCGGTTTTTTGTGATCGCAAGCCGTGGTAAAATATTTCAGTTGTTGGTTCGATTCCCGTCGCCTCCACCACCAAAATACCGCATTAGAATCACATTTCTAATGCGGTATTTTTATTTTATAACCCACTTTATAACCCACTTTGGTTTTAACACATCAGCCGCCTTTCGGTCTCAGTAATTGACAGCCACACATCTACTTGATATAATTAACACATAATAGTTTGCCATCGCCCGCAAAGGCGGTGAGGATAGAAATTTTTTATGTCACTTTCTAGTCGCAAAAAGGCCGGGCACCCAATTCCGCGTGATGCGGAGAGTGCCCGGCCTTTTTTGTTTTATACAATAATCGCTGTGTATCCCTTACTTTTGAGCTCCTCTACCAGTCGCTCAGCATTGGATTTGACGGAAAACGCCCCAACCTGCACCCGGTAGAGCTTGTCGGGCTGGGGCTGGCCCGCCAGCGCCCTGACCCTCTCGCGGAAGGTAAGCCACGCCTCCGGGTGCTCCACATACCACAGCGGGCATTTCTTCCCCGTCACATCGTAGTGCCGAATCACATCTTTGCCCGGGTCAAACCCTCTCCGCTTGCAGATGTCCGCTGCCAGCTCCGCCAATGCCTCCTCCGTCACGGCGCTGAACTTCCCAGTCTTGTCCGGATGGCACACCTCGATGTTGATGCCGTATTTGTTCCCCTCGCTCGCCCCGTAGGAGATTTCCTCCTCCGGGATGCACCGGATGACCTCCCCCTGAAGCCCCACCACATAGTGCGCCGAAACGTAGGTCGCATGGGTTGTGGCAAGGTTGTCGAAGTAGTCCCGGTTGTTCTGCGCCGTACTGCCCGGGTTGCCCACATAGTGCACGATCACCTTCGTGGGCCGGATCTTCGTCCCCGGCCGGCTGTAGGGGTTTATACGGATGAGCTGTTCTTTGATGTTCATGCGTCTATCTCCTTTCTATTATCCCGCCAATAGCTGCGTCGGGCTGTATCTTTCAGTCACAAACGCTTTGATCTCGTCATATCCCATTCCGACATTAATGAGCCCACTGACCAGCATTTCAAGGCTTTCTACTTCCTTGAGCTGCTCTGCGGTCAGATATTCGCGGATGCTCTCTTTCGGCTTTACGCCCATCTCAGCTTGCAATTCTTTGAGCGGCTTTCCGAAGATCGCCCTGTAAATCATCTTGGTGTAATTCGGATAGGCGAATTTCTTATTGGGGCTGTCCGCAATTTTCATTTTAATGGTGTCGGTGAGGATGTGGCGGATCATCACGCCTTTGGCGCGTTCAATCTCCCACTTCCGGCGTTCGGCGTAGATGCGGCGCAGCTCTTGCTCCATCTCATTGAAAGCTGTAATATACTTGAGCTTCCATTCGAGCGCTTTTGATCCGGTGAATCCCATCACAAGCAAAGAGAATCCATCGCGCGTCATTTCATATTGCGGATATTGCTTGCCGCGGACTTCATAAGCCGTCTCAATGAACATGGATTTGACGGCGGAATTTTCCGCCGTGAGATTTCGGATTCCTTCAAGGACGTCCTTGTGCTGTTTCTCGAAATGTTCCGCTATATCCCGGCTGTTGGCGGTTAAAATCTCGTTGTTTTCTTTTCCGGTGATTTTTACTAACATAAATGCATTCTCCTTTATGTATTTATTTTGGGCAAAAGAAAACCGGGCGGTAAATCACCGTCCGGTTCTGCTATTTACTTTTCATTGTTTCTTTGCCTGCTTGGCGATCTGGTTCACATACACACTGCATCCCGCCGCGAGAATCCCCTGCGTCAGCGCTACGAAAACGGCCTGTAATACATCTTTGTAGCCTGTCATGTCCGTAGTCGCCAGCACCCAGACGACGGACAGCAGCACGCCAGCAGCGCCCAACGCCAGCGGAATATACTTGTCCGCAAATGCCTGGGCCTTTTTCAGCGCGGCGCCCAGCAGGTACAACACCGGCGCCAGAATCAGCAGTTCGGGCTTTATGTAATTCATGATCTGCTCCATATTATTCTTCCTCCTTAGGCTCGGTCGGAAGCTCCCGCAGAACTTCCAACAATTTTGTGATCGTCCCGTTTCCGCCGAGCGCGTGGTACTGCGTGTACATCGCCTCGGCGTTTTCCATGCCGTAAATGGGGCAATAGCCCTTTGCGGAATAGTGGTTGTAGGTCTGGATGATGCGGTCGCGCAGCAGGGCCTGAATCCCCAGCTTCACCGCGTCCTGCTCCTTCATGTACTGTTTGAACCGGCTGGACAGGGTGCGGTAGGCGAGGCCCAACAGGGATAACGCCGCGCCGAACAGCACCTCCAGCCAGTAGTGCGTGATAAACTCGATCAAGCTCATCCCTCCGCCTCAAAATGCGCCGCCAGCTCAAACGGCGGCCACAGCATGTCCGGGCAATCCGAGGTGCAGCGGTAGACAACGCCTTGGTTCCGCACCCGCATCCCGGCCTTTGCCGACATATTGTAGACGTAGGGATATATCCCATCCCGGTCTGGCGCGGGCCGCGCGCCGTAGATCGACTCCGTGCCAGTACTGAATGGAGGTTGGTGCTCTTGGGCGAGCACGCCATCCTGCTTCACATACCCCGCGTTGCCCTGGTACTCAAATACCTCGCCTCGCGCGTAGGTCTTGCCGGCTTCCCACGCGGGGAAATTCTCCGCAAACATGCCCATGTCCTCGGGCGGCGGGCTGTCCGGGCTGGTCTGCGCCAACGCCGCACCCGCTGTTTTCAGGTTGTCCACATACTTTACAACCGTCTCTGCATCGTTTCTGTAGTTCATGTGTTCCCTCCCGGCAATACTGCCTGCGTGCGGGCGTAATACTCCCGCAGTTCCTCTAACTCGGTCTTTTTCCCCATTACAACACTGAACGTCCCGTCGCGGTGGTCGGTGATCGGCCCCGCGAAGCAATACTCGCTCTGGTCGTAATCTTCGCCGCCATGCCGCAGCGAGAACGCCGCATTATCCACAAACAGCTCCGCCAGCTCCGCATAGCTGCTGCCTGTGATGCGCAGCTCCAATGCGGGCCG